GAGAACAAGCCAGGTGAAGCAGAGATAACTCTATGTACAGATACAGCAGCAAGAGACATCCTAGGTTGGAATCCTGAGAAAGATATCATAGATTACATAAAACAATATCTATCATGCAAAAAGTAACATTCGTAATACCTTCCAGAAATAATCTAGAGTTTTTACAACTAGCCTATAAGTCAATTCGAAATCTTAGAACCAAGCATGAAGTCTTGGTACTTGATGATGCTTCTACAGATGGAACAGCAGAATGGATTACATCTCTTAACGATGAAGATCTTATCACATATGTTAATCCAGGTCCAGAGAGAATAGGAATTGTAGGAATGTTTGATAAAGGAATTGAGATGGCAAGAACAGAAATCATATTTGCTTTCCATGCCGATATGATTGCAGGTCCTAATCTAGATAAGAACATACTAAAGCATTTAGAAAGAGGAACAGTTGTTAGTGCAACTAGAATAGAACCTTCTCTTCATCCTTCTGGTCCTGAGAAAATTACTCAAGATTGGGGAATAGAGGTAGAGGAAATAGACTTCAATGGAGTAATAAATGCTATAGGGCACTTTGAGAATCAAAATAAGGATAAAACAACTGAGGGTATATTTGCTCCCTGGTGTATGTATAAAGAAGACTTCCAGGCAGTAGGAGGACATGACGAAGTATTTGCACCTCAATCAAAAGAAGACTCAGATCTATTTAACAGATTTGTATTAAATGGTTACAAAGTAATTCAATCATGGGATGGATTAGTATATCATTTTACTTCTAGAGGAAGTAGATTTAATAAACATGCCGGAGGAGGAGCTGGAAAGAATAGTGAGGAGTGGTTATACACAACTACTAAGAATGGTAGAGAGTTTATTCGTAAGTGGGGATCGTTTATAAAGCATGATTCATTAATGAAGCCAATCGTACCTCCAAAGTATAATGTAGCATTTGTAGTTAACAATTGTAACTCTGAGATGTTAGAAGCATTTGAACCTTGGTGCGATAGAATCTATATTAACGATGAACTGGGAATATTGTTTGCAGCCTACTATGAAACTGAACATAAAAATACATCATACGATTTAAAGAAACGAGTACTTAATACGAAGTGGAACGATCCTCAAGGAGAAAATGATATCGTAGTAGAGTTTGATGGAAAGCAGATCACACAACAGTCCTTCAGCGTTATACAACAACTGGCAGAGATTATAAAAGAGAGTGGAGAAGTAGGAGAGTTTGAATTAGATGTATTTAAAATAACTATTAACTCTCTTATAGAATATCAGAACGATCTAATAGTATGTAAAAATTAACTATTTATAACAAAAACATATGAGCTTAATCAACGAAATAAAAGAGATGCTATCTGAAGTTACAAAGGTAAACTTCAAAGGAAACAAATTTGTCCTTAAGATAGATGTAAACGAAGATCCAAATAAGAAAGGAATCAAAGTACAATTCCTTCCAACTACATTTGCAGGTATGTCTAAGCAACAACAAGACGACATCGCTATGGAGTTAGGAGCTAAATTGAATCAAGGACTATCGGCTCTAGGCTTAACAGTTGAGAGAGACAGAGAATTAAAGGATAAGACGATTGTAGGCTTCTTTATATACATCGAATACCTAGATAAGATTATTATCAATGCTTTAAATCAAGCAGCACAAGAACCAAGTAACAACTAATTAGAGAGATATGCCACAGTTTTGTTTTTATTCAAAAAATAACCCTACACAAGAACCAGTAGGAGTATTACATGCAGCAAGTAGAGAAGAAGCAATAAAATTCTTCTCATTATCAAAACAGTTACCAGTAAACGATTTTCTAACAATTTTTGAAGTAAAGAACTACACGTATGGTACACAAGAAGGACTTAAGGAAAACACTAAACAGCTTCTTAAAGGCTAGTATTAGTATAAAGGAAAAGGGTATGGCTAGAGAGGTAATCGAAAAGAAACTCTTCATAGAAAATATTATCCTTTTAAGAGAGATAGAGGATAGGAGAGACTTCATGGAAGAAGAGATCGGAGTAGATATGTCTATCTACGAAGAGAAGTTCCTACAAATAATAGAAAATCTATTCAAGATACACTTCAGCAAAGAACAATTTGCATTAATACAGTACTACCTTTACCAAGTCCCTACAATAGATAATTGGGATGGAAAGATAGATCTCTCAGATGGAAAGAAAATGATTACAGTTGACTTTGAAACACCTGAGCAGGTTTGGAATGTAATAACTAGCTTAAAAGAAGTAAAGAAATAGTTGCTAGAACGAATCTTTATTCTTATATTTAGGTATAATTAATAAACAAAAACGGTTATGAATTTAGAAATGATTCCTTGTACAAGATGTGGCAATGATATGCCAAAGCTCCGATTAGACAGTTACGGATACGACTTCTGTGTTAACTGCTCAGATGTAAAGCCTAAGGTAGGACGTATTAGAGTAGTAGGAGAAGGAGACTATACAGTAACAGAGCTTGATATCTTAGATCAAGACACTGCTAGAAGACTTCAAGAGATGGAAAATACTTCAAGAGGAGTAAGAAATGTTCCATTAGAGATCTTAAACTATGACGAAGATGAAGTAACAGATGATGCTAAAGCATTAGATGCTGTTATTGAAAAGGCCTTAGATGATGATTTAGAAATCGAAGAGGTAGAAGAAGACTTAGAAGATCTAGAAGATATAGATGATCTAGAAGACGAAGATGAAGACTAAATGCCAGCAGCTAAATTTATATCTAAAGATGATTGCCTCAGAGCAATGGACAATACTAAGAGTAATAGAGGAGCAGCTCGATTTCTTCGTTGCAGCTTTGTCCATTATAAGAAGTATGCCAGAACTTATGTAAACGAAGAAGGAATAACTCTATGGGAGGTTCATAAGAATCCAGCCGGAATAGGTATTCCTAAATATCTTCCTAACAAAGGCAAACAAGCACCCCTTAAGGAATTAATAGAAGGAAAGATATCAGTAGCTTCTTTTGAGCCGGCTAAGATCAAACAGAGACTAATCTTTGAAGGGTACTTGAAAGAGGAATGCAATCGATGTGGCTTTCATGAAGAGAGAGTAACAGATCATAAAATACCTTTGATACTTCAATTCAAGGATAAGAATAAAGTCAACTATGAGCTTACTAATATAGAGCTTATGTGTTACAATTGTTCTTTCCTGTACTCGGTATCACCTATTACCGACAAGCAAGTAGCAGCAGCAGAAGATTCTGTAGACAGACAAGTAAGAGATTTTGATTGGGAGGTAGATGATGCAATGAAAGAGCATCTAGAATCATTAGGACTTTGGAATGAAGTACCAACAGATGGTTCACAATACATCTCAGAAAACTTTAAGAGGAATGAAAAAGAAGACTAAACCTACCAGAGAAAGAATTGTAGCCAACAAGCTTGTAAAGCAATCAGAGCAGAATGAAAAGCTGAGAGAGAAAACAATCAGTAATTCTTTTTGGAAATTGTTTGGAAAATAGTTGCTAGTACGAATCTTTGTTCGTATATTTAGGTATAGAAATTAAAAAAAGGTTATGGCAGAAAAGACAGGCGCTACAGTCAAAAAGATTCACGATTTTAATACCTCAGGTGTATTAGAAGTATGTATCAAAGGAAATTGGTATAGAACTACTTGTAATGAATTCAGATCATTCGATGGTAAGAGAAGAATAACTGAGCCTTTAAAGCAGCCAGGTATTGGAGATAGCTTTAATGATATAGAATTTAGAACGTATGACTATAACGGCCCAGTTTATATCCTTCAGACTAATCTAGAGGTAATTAGAATGGATACAGAGACTATTGTAACTAATCCAAAAATGCCAGTCAATCAAAAATCAGAAGCAAATAGTAATCGTATATGAGAAAATTAGAAATAGAATCTCTAGAAGAATTAGAATCTATCTTCAGAGAAAGATCAGTCGATATGACAAACAATATCAGAGAAGGTATTGAAGAAGCTATGAAGAGTAAGAAGAGGACAGCTATCTTATTTGAAATATTTATGGATGGAATGGAGACTTCTTTTGAAATATCACTTTCAAAAAGAGAATGGATTACAGCTCTAGAGAATTGCTTGAAGCATTACAGCGAGTGGGAGATGGGAGATGAAGCAATTGATACTTATTTACTAATCAAAGAACTGAAAGCATGATAAAGCCTTATGTGAAAGTATTTGTATGTGAGAAGACTGGAATTAAGTCAACTTATACATATAACGGTGCAAGTATTGTAAATGGAATGATAAAAGCTGAGTTCGAATATCCTAAAGAATACTTAGATGAGTTCAATAAAAAGGAAAAAATTAAGAATAATCTTCCGAAAACAAAACAAATGTTCTTAAATCCTGCAACAGGAAAAGAAGTAGGATATTACAGAGCTAAGAATTTAGGCCTTGTAAAATAAATTAAAAAAAGTTTGTGAATTAGTTGCTAGTTACGAAGTTAGTTCGTATATTTAGGTATAGAAATCAATTAAAAACAAAAAGTTATGTTATCAAAATTCACTACAGGTTTAGATTCTTACCTTACAAAAGATCAAGTAAAAGCTTTAGCACCAGTAGCATTTGCTACAGAGCCAACAAGCGATAAAGTAAGTAGTAAATACTTACATGTTAATACTGAGACTATCATCGATGACTTAGAAAAGTTAGGATGGCTTCCAGTAACAGCCTCTCAAAGAAAGGCTAGAAAGTCTGATAAGACTACAATCTTCTCAAAGCACATGGTATCATTTCAGAATCCAGACCTTATGATTAAAGGTAAGAATGGTGATGATGCTTTTCCAAGAATCATTTTAACGAACTCTCATGATGGATTTAATTCTTTTCAGTTTAGAATTGGAATCTACAGATTGGTATGTTCAAATGGATTGGTAGTAGCTGATGAGGAATTCTCAGCATTCAGAATACGTCACACAGGATATACCTTCGAAGAATTAAGAGGAGTAGTAGCACAAGCAGTAGCTGATCTTCCTAATAAGGTAATGATTTTAAATCAAATGCAGTTGAGAGAATTGTCTCCGGTAGAGCAAAGACAATTGGCTATCGATGCAATGCAATTGAGAACAAATAGAATCGATGCTGAATGGGATGAAGAGACTATCCAGGACGTTTTAACTCCTACAAGAGATGCTGATAAAGGAAATGACCTTTGGAAAGTATTTAATGTAATCCAAGAGAAGATTACTCAAGGAGGATATTCAGCAGCATTGAATGGTGCTAAAGTAAGAAAGGTTAGAAAGATTAAATCATTCGAGAAAGATCTAGAGGTTAATCAAAAGCTATTCAAATTAGCTACAGCATTGATCAACTAATGGATAGAGAGAAATATCTACAGATGAGAAGAACTGGCCAATATGACCTTGGCTGGTTCTATCAATACTACCTAGAGCATAAGGATAAGGATAGAATGACTCCTCCCTTTGAAGCTTTTCATCAGGCCTTTAATATGTACTTCCAAATGCATGGAGGTTTTATTCTAGACTATATGGATAAGAAAATGGAAGTAACTAAAATAGAAAACGAACAAGGAAATTTAATTTATATAAACTAAAATGGCAGAAGGCAAAGTAAAAACACCAAAGGAATTGATGGCAGACTTAAAAGGAAATTACATTCAAGTAATTAAAAAGAACGGAAAGACTCATGATAAGCTCTATAAAGATCCTCAGAGAGCGATTAGAGGAGTAGGAGGAGTTGATAATGTAAAATACCTTAGAGAGGTTCTTAAAGAGCAAGTCAATTCAAGATACGTAGAAGTAGATTCATTAACCGGAACACCAGAAAACGAATTATAGTTATGGAAAAATTAGGAATAGTATTAGCAGCATTTGGAATGCTAGTTGTAGTAGCGATTTTATTAGCATGGCCAACACAATGGCTTTGGAATAACGCTTTAGTAGGAGCAGCAGATGGATTTAATCCAATTGGCTTTTGGCAAGCATTAGGAATTAATATCCTATGTGGAATTTTATTTAGAAATAATAACTCAAGTTCAAAGTAATGAAGACAGTTATTAAAGTTTTAGTAGGATTTTTCCTAGGATTAGGATTAGTTCAGTTAGTAGATCTAGGAATGTATCTGCTGAATAGGCCAGATAGTTATCTATTCAACTTAGGAGTATTGATACTTGGAATAGTATTTGTAGCATTTGGATTCTTAGGATTGTATATAATGAAAATAATCAAGCCTGAGGAAGAAGTAAAAGAAGAGGTTAAACAGGAAAAAGAAGAATAGTTATGGTAGTATTATTAGTAATATTAATTGTAGGCTTATTAGTTTTAGGAATTATAGAAACTGTTACAGCATTTGATTTAGGATCTCCAATCTCAGACAAAGACATCTCAGATTATTTAGATAGAATTGAAAATGAAAATCTTATAAATGGAATAACTTTAAGATGGAATGACAAATATGTTCTTAATGTAAAAGGGTATACAATTAGACATCATAGTAATCCTTCCATTTATCAAACACAGTACTCTATTATATTTCCATATTATATCACTGATGTAGGAGTAATTCCAATATGGAGTAAATCTTATAGTAGAGTTAAGAAGTTATTTAAAGATAACATTGAAAATTCTAGTTATAGAACAGATAAAAGAAAAAAATTAGGGCTAGAATAGTTGCCTCCTAAGAATATATTTCATATATTTAGGTATAATAATAAACAATTAATTATAAATCAAATTTAAACAAAGAAGTTATGAACAGAATTTTAGTAGCAGTAGGATTAATCCTAGTAGTTTTTGCAGTAACCATGTCATGTGAGAACATTGACTCAGGTAACATTGGTATCAAAGTAAACAAGTTTGGTACAGGAAGAGGGGTAAGTGGAGTAACAGAGTGTACAGGTACAGTCTTTTATAATCCAATCACAACAAACATCTTTGAATTTCCAATCAATATTCGTCATAAAGAGTATACTGACGAAGGATCATTTGTAGTGAATAGTAAAGATGGATCAGAGTTTCATGTTAGTCCAATTGTCAACTATAGAATTAATCCAGATAAAGCCACACAGATCTTTGCAAAATATAGAAAAGACTTAGATGGTATTGAGAATGGATTCCTTAAGACAGCAGTAACAGAAGCATTTAGAATCGTTACCAATGGCTATACAGCTGATCAATTAATCTCAAGTAGAGAAGCATTTGATAATAAAGTAAAAGCTACATTAAGAAAACAATTAGAGCCAGAAGGATTTGTATTGGATCAATTTACAACTAATCTAGAATATCCTACATCATTCAAGAATGCTATTAATGCTAAGAATAATGCAGTACAGAAGGCTTTAATGGCTGAGAATAGAGTTAAACAAGCAGAGGCTGAAGCAAAGATTAAAGTAGCAGAAGCAGAAGGAGATGCTCAATCAACACTTACAAGAGCAAGAGCTGAATCAGAAGCAAATACTTTAAAGCAGAGAACATTAACTCCAATGCTATTGCAACAACAATGGATTGAAGCATGGAGAAAAGGTGGATCTAAAGTACCTCAGTATATTACAAGCGGTGGAGGAAACTTCATGATGACTATAAAATAGTAAAATATATTAAAAATAATTGATAAAAGAGTTGCTAGCGCAGCTCTTTTTTCGTATATTTAGGTATAGAAATCAATTAAAAATAAAGGTTATGAAAGTACAAGATTTAAAAGCAGGTGATAAGTTTAAGATGAATGGACTATCAGTAAGCGGTAAGCAGACTAAGGTTAAATGTGAAATGATCCGATACAATGGAATGGATAAGTACGTTGTAGTATGCCAGGGTATTAGTATACTGGTAGATGGTACTGATGAAGTATTTGTATAACTAGAGGATAAGAGCTATGACAGAAGAAGAATTACAAGTACTGCTTGATGAGGAAGAGACTTACATCAACGAATGGAGAGATAGTTTAACGCAAGAGCAGATTGATTCGATTTAAGAACGAAGGGGAGGGGGCGCAAGACTACTCACCGAAGGTGTCACGCGCAATTTCTCCCAACCCTCCAGGTTGTTGGAGGTAAAATCTAAATAAAAACTATATGAAAACAATTTACAAGTACGAATTAAGATCACAAGATGCTAGTATGAAGCTTCCAAAAGGGGCAGAGATACTTACAGTACAGATTCAAGATGGGAGACCAATGCTATGGGCTTTAGTAGATCCAGAGAATGTATTAGAGGATAGATTTATATCCACTGTTGGTACAGGATGGGAAGTGGAAGACAATATGAAATACATTTGTACATACATGGAAGGATATTTTGTGTGGCATGTATTTGAAATGATACAATAGTATGAAAGTAATATACATGGAACAGACCATTGCTCTTATGTCTCATGGAAGAGCCAGAGAGGTAGAGGAATTAATAGCCTCAGGAGAGGTTAAGAAATCAGAACAAGGAGTTAATTACTTACTAACAATTATAGAGGATGAAGATACAGGAAGTTGAATTGTATAAGAAAAAGTATAAGGGAGTTAAAATAGCTTTCAACTCTAGAAAAGGTGTAGGAAGGATTATAGAAGGAATAGCCGTACAGGTGGTAGAATCTCAGGGCCTTGTTATACTCAGAGACTATGATAACTTCCCTCATTGTATATCAATAATGACATTGGAAGAGATATGAAAAAGTTTTTAGAAATTTATTTAGGGTTCTTTATAGCCTTGCCATTAGCACTTTGTATAGTATTATATGCAATAGGATGTTTTATGACATGGAGTATTCTTGAACCAAATATTGAATGGGCCTATGTTAGGTTGTATATGGTAATGGCTCTTATAGTATCAATATTTTTAGCAGCGGATGAATAATATGAAAAAGCTAATAGGAAATCTTTATTGGAGAATATGTAGAAGGATAGGTTATATTATTACCCTTAGAGACTATTATGATCCAAAGACATTCACTCTAGTAAAAAAGAATAGTCATATGGCCTTATTAAAACATATAGGTAAGGTAGATGAACATGGACATATAAAGGTAAAAGAAGTTTGGCAAATACAAATTAAAAAGATATGACCGTAAAAGAACTAATTGAAAGTCTAAGTAAGATAGAAGACCAAGAGGTAAGGGTAATGACAAAAGGATATGAAGGAGGAGTAAATGATATGGTAATAGGAAATGGTATAGATAATAATACTCCAGCAATCATACATGTAGCCTTAGATGTAAATACAGAATGGTATTACGGTACACATGAAAGAGTAGATGATATGTACGGCAGTACTAATAGTGATTATCATATAGTAAAGGCAATTATTCTATAGTATGGAAGTATGGGGAATAAATAAGTTAAAGGATCCTAATTCAAATCATATAATACGAAAGGTAGTAAAGAGGAGAGAACAATTAAAGGAAAGAGAACAGACACCTAAGGTAATAAAGGAATTAAAGGGCCTAGAAGACAGGATGAAGATAGGAGAAATGCTATTGGAAAGATGGCGAGAGACCCATTCATAGACCCATTCCATACCCGTTTCTCTACCCGTTCGATACCCGTTTATACATACGTATCACGTACGGGAGATATAAGGAGAGACATAGAGAGAACTACTGAGATACATAGTAAAAGGTGAAGGACTTTGATTAAACATAAAGGGTAGAAAAACCATACAAAGAGTATAAAGACATAGAGTACTAGGTAAGAAAAGGTACTGTACAGTATATACGATGTGTAAGAAAGAGGATAAGGCTAGGTAAAATAAGGATAGGAAAAATGTGGCGGGTGTGTCTCCTTAATAGTTTTTTTCTATAATAAGGAAAACCTATAGTAGATACCCGTTCTATAGCCCCGTTTCACTCTCTAGTAACCCGATTGGTTACCCGTTACAAACCCGTTCTAGCTACCCGTTTTGTTACCCGTCTAGTGACCCAATTGAGACCCGTTCTCTTTACCTGTTTGGAACCCGTTTCTTTCCCCGGTAGAAACCAGGTACTTATCCCCTTCGGGGGTAAAAAGCCTATAAAAGAGTTGCTTATATGGCCTATGGTTCTTATCTTTAGGTATATAAAAACAAATAATCATATGGTAAAGGAATTAAATAAGGTAATAGGAAAGGATTGTTCATGTAATAATTCTCCTACACTGAGGGCTAAATTGCTTACGGTAACTTCTCTTTGGTGCTTACTTGAAGTAACTCCTACTATGTATAATAGGAACCAATGGAGTAATATCTCAGTGGGTAAGAAATTTAAGCTTCCTATTCAGACGGTTCACAATATGTATTTTTATTAAACCTATACCTATGAAACAGATTCAGATTACAATGCAAGAGCGATGGGCAGCCTCACGGCATACCATTCAGAAGTCTAAGAAGACCTACACCAGGAAGGAGAAGCACTCCTCTTCCAAGCAGGGGCCTCACAAGGGCCCTTTCCTTTTATCTAAAGCTTTCCTTTAAGTAAAATATTCAGTTAAAGCATCACTTTAAGTTAAAGTAACAGTTTAAGTTAAAGCTTTGCTTTAAGTAACGAACATGGCGTACCGGCCCGTCTACTCTTCCGACTCTCTTTCAAAGCCAGGCCCCGTATTCCCTTCTAACATACCTAAAGATACGAACGATCTTTGTTACTAGCAACTATTTTAGTAACTTTTTTTTAATTTATAATGAGTATAAATAACGTATAAGAGTTGGACCGTATGTATAAAGTCCGTATATTTAGGTATCAATAATTAAAACATAGAAAAAATGATAAACAACATCAAAGATTTAACGGTAGTAAATTGGATAGGAGATAGAGAGGGTATCTTCCAGGCCATTACAAAAGTACCAGCAGGCTTTATGATAGCTACAGAGATAGGTTCTGATATACCTTCTCTTAATAGATGGAAGAAAGGAGCTCTTCAGACTATCCAGTTCAAAGGTAAAGGGACTAACTATTGGACAACAGTATTTGCTAAGAAAGGTACAAAGGTAATCTTATTAGATGAGAAGTTAGCTGAGAAGGTAGAGGTAGGAACAATCAATCAATTGTTCTATAATACAAATCTAATGGATCACAATCAATATAAAGCTGTAAATGCTAAGACTTGGGCAGATAAAGCTTTCTTATTAAACGAATAGAGATATGAAAAAAATAGTACTACCAGGAATTATCTACTATGAAGTAGAATTAAAAGGAGTTTCTTTTATGTCCTTTAATCCTCAGGAATTAATTGTTAGAATGGCCCAAGCAAATTTATCTTTAAATTAATTAAAAAAAGTTGTATAAAAAGTTGCTCGTTTAAATTTTAGTTCTTATATTTAGGTATCAATAATTAAAACAATATAAACTATGGGTTATTCAACTATGTTAATGGGAAAAGGTTTTGACCAACCAAGAAATTCAGTTAAACAAATTGTTCAGTATTTAATCGAAAATCCTTTTCAAACTGAAACTGAAATTCAAGAAAATGTTTTTGACTATTTTCGATATGGTTATAGACAAATTGAAACAAATAAAAAATACGCGGACTTATTAAGACGTGGACTTCAAAAAGGTCTGTATAAAAGATTTCTATGGAAAAAGAAAAACGATAGTAGAAATCTATATCGTTATTATGTTCCAACTTCAGTTAAAGAAAACTTTTTAAAAAATAACTAGTAAAATAGTTGCCCCTTCGGGGGCTATTTCTTATCTTTAGATATCAATAATTAAAACAGATAAAAACATGAAAACATTATTAGAAAAAGCAAAAGCGATTTTAATTTCTCAAGCGAATGATTTGTACGATATTAGAAAAGAAGATTTAGATTTTGATGCTCTGTCATATAGAGCTCATTATTCGAATCTCGGAGAATTAGTATTTCAAATTGACGCTTACGAATCATTCGGAGATGTTATTAAAGATTTAGAAGATGATAATCTTCAAGAATTGGGATATTTCGGAGCAGATGAAGATTTGCTTGATGAATTTTTAAAAGCAGTAATGAAAAATAATTAATAAAAAAGTTGCTCAATTGAATTAAAGTTCATATATTTAGATATCAATAATTAAAACATATAAAATCATGGCAAAAAAAACTTATCAAAGCACTGACGGGACGTCATTTCACGGAATTACAATTCGAGCTTCAGTTGATCAATTAACAAAAGCTTTCGGAGATCCGACGATTGTCGATAATACAGGAGATGACAAAGTGAATTTTGAATGGGATATGGAAACTGATGAAGGGGAAGTATTTGCGATTTACGATTGGAAATATTATCGTCCATTATCATCAGATGAAATTGTAACGTGGAATATCGGAGCAATGAGTAAATCAGTTTCAAATGATGCTGAAAGAGAATTGTTAAAAGCCCTGTAAAAAGGGCTTAAAAATAAATTAAAAAAAGTTGTTAAAATAGTTGCCAGTTTAAATTAATGTTCGTATATTTAGGTATCAATAATTAAAACATATAACATTATGACAAGATTAAATTTATTAGAGGATCAAAAAGCAATCCTTACAGTTAAGAAAGAAGCATTAGAAAGTAAAAGAGGAGACATCTATGTAAGAGAGCAAAAAGCTTTAGGAGATGCTTTAGCAGGATTTTATGGAGTATTTCCATATGATGTAGAAGTCGAAGTAACTAGAGGGTCTGTTTATTTTAAAATGGCTCATCCAGAATTTACTTACAAGAAGGAATTATTCAGCCTTTATTTAAGAGAGAATTGGAATTTTGAAGAAGGTAAAGATAAAAGATCTTATACAGGGATTGATTTATCTTACTATACAACTTCAACAAAAGGAGTTGATGCTTGGGAGTTGAAGAGATTACAAATGTTAGGAACGATTGCAGGAATTATTCATGAAAAGCATGATGAAATAGTTGAAGCTGCAAATGAAGCTGTATTTCCTTTCAAGGAGCAATATAATGCAGTGTTTAAAGAAATGCAAGATTTAGGAAGAGAGATTAGTGGAGTTGATAATTTGATTACTTTCTTAGAGAAAGAAAAGATTGAAATGGATTTGAAAGGGCAGGGAGTTGATTTTGAGAAAGGAAGAAATATTCAATTGAAATGGAACTACTCTCCGAATGTAGTAAGCATCAGATTAACTGATATTTCTAAATCAGGAAAGACAGGTACTGCAGTCTTTAAATGGGCTCATGGAGGAAATGCCTCTCAAGAAGAAAAAGTAAACGTTAGTTCTATAATTGATCAAGTTCATGGACTACGTAAAGATATTGTTCAGCACACTTTAGCTGAATAGTTTTTAATTATTGATCGAAGAAAGGGCTCCTATTAGGGGCCTTTTTGGGTTAAAATAGTTTGTGAAATAGTTGCTAGTTACTAATCTATTTCGTATATTTAGGTATCAATAATTAAAAAGATATATTATGAAAGAAGTTAGAGAGTACTTTGATTTGAATTATGGTTATGTTGATCTAGGAGGAATAGATGATCATGTATTAGAGAGTTTTTTATCTCGATCTTATTTGACTGATTTAAGTTTTGTAAGAAAGATGGATTGTTTATATGACTATATTCTTTCTCAGGATTTATGTAATGTTCAAGAGTAATTAATATTAATTTAAAAAATAAGACTATGACTAAATTATTTAGAGATGTAAACTACTACATCGTACAGGCTTCTAATAGCACACAAAGAGAATTTGAATTGGACTTCGCAGATGTTATAGAGGTCTATGATACAAATTCCATAACATTAACTACTGAAGATAAAAGAGAGGTAGTTATTAGTTGGTGTGAGAAAGGTTATTTCAAATCTTACTTCATACAAGAAGAAACAATGTTAATGCAATTACATCCAGGAATGGTAGAAGAAGTAATCTCTATGTTAAGACATATGGAGATAGATGGAGAAACAATGCAACATATAATAGAGAAGGTTGGACTAGAAGATCAAATGACTAGACAATTAATGTTTTCAGCTGATAGAGGGTATGTAGAAGACCTTTGGGAAGAGCTAATAGAGTTGGAAAAAAGTCATGATTAAAGTTGCTAGTTACAAAGTTATTTCATATATTTAGATATCAATAATTAAAACATATAAAATCATGGCTACATTAATCAAAGATCAAAAAGAAGTTACATTTGTACAAGGAGAGAGAGTTCAATTCTCTATGAGCAATAACGATGATAATTATTCTCCAAGTCGTAGAATAGTTTATGGAACAGTTGGAAATATAAACAAAGTCTCTATGATTGTTCAAGGAGTGGATGGAAATCTATATAGAGTAATGAAGCATGAGGTTAAAAAATATGTTGATCCTTTTGCATAAAATAGTTGCTAGTTACAAAGTTAGTTCATATATTTAGGTATCAATAATTAAAACAAATAAAATCATGGCAAAAGCATTTAAAGAATTAAAGTTGATTAAAGCAAGATTCATTGAAGAGATTGATGAACTAATTGCAGAGTACAAAGAAGCAGGAACATCTCTTGATGATGTTGACTTTGAAGAAGAATTATGTCAAACACTTTCGGACATTATTGATGATGTCAAAGAGAGAGATTGGGAAAGATCTTTTTAAAATAAAGTTGCTAGTTACAAAGTTAGTTCATATATTTAGGTATCAAAATTAATTAATCAATAATTAAAAACAAATCATTATGAAAAAAGAATTCGTATTACAGTTAGTGGAAAATTCAGCATCTTCAATCTTCAGTAGAGAAGATGTTATTAAGCTTATCAATTCAGTTGAAGGAGGAGGAAGAGTAATTTCAGTAGATGATATTGAAAGAGCAATTGATAAAGTTATTAGCTGGGCTGATAATAATGAATCGGATATTGTTGACTTTGATTCAGTAGAGTTTGAAATAAGTTATAATAATAGAATTGAAGTAACTAATGTTCCTCTTCAATTGGAAAACTTAAGAGAAGCTTTAGAGAATAACTTTATGGACTTTGGTGAAGCAGATGATTTAGTTGAATTAGAGAGAGTTGATGAAGAAAGAGATGATGAATAAAAGTTGCCTCTTCGGAGGCTTCTTCTTATCTTTAGGTATCATTAATAATTAAAACTATAACATCATGGAAGATTTAAAACAATTTTTAGAAACATCGTTTAAAGGATTAGAGAGAGGAATAGTTGCAACTCCAAAATCGAGAGAAGATCTAGAATCATTTGCAAAAGCTAATCAAGGGTCAATGGATATATTATTAATGCAGATGGCTATGAACTTTGGTTATAAGATAGCATTAGAGAATGTTCAAGCTGTATTAGATAGTGAGGCAGTTTAGATGAGTGAGCAATGTATAAAGGGTAAGTGGAAGTTAAGAGCTCCTAGTAAGCTTCCTAAGTCTACTGCCCCTATGGTAGGGATGGTCTATGAAGGAGTTGATAAGTTCTTTGGAAGAAGAACGGTAGGAGTTCTAGTAGAGATGTTTGATCAGAACGATGAAGCAGTCTTAAGAACAGTAGAAAATAAATTAGTCTCAGTAGATATTAAATCATTAAAAGTAATCATAGTATGACGATAGAAGTCACAATACCACAAAGCATATTAAACACTTGTAGGGAGTGTGGATGGAATGAATTAGAAGCTGCAGAGTATTTTAATAAGTATCTTACTGAGGTAATCAATCATCCTTATGGGCAATTTGAGCAAGACTTCGGAATGTGGCTAGAAGATTTAGAGGAAGAAAGTTAGTTAAAGAGTTGCTATCCTCAATAAGAGTTCTTATATTTAGGTATCAATAATTAAAACAAGATACATTATGACAAGAGAAGATTTTATTGCAGGAGTGGAGTTCGAGATTAAAGGCAATTACTTTAAGCTGGATAGGGATCAAAGATCTATTACAAAGGTCTTTAGAACATCTGATAGGAGTACAGTAGTAATGGAGGACTATCATATGAATGTAGAGAGGATAGGTAGAGTAAGATTTGAAACCTATTCTTACATGCTAGGTAAGAGAGTAGATAGGAAGATTAGGTTTGAGGACCTAGAAGTTTTTAAGGGTTAGTCTTCGGACTAACTTTTTTTTTGACCGGTGGTCAAGGTGATGTCACGGTGAGGTCAAGTTGAGAGAAGTTTGATAGTTAAGTTCCCTCAACGGGTAGCTACTCGGGTATCCGGAGCCACATAGAGTTGTATATTTCTGATGAAAATTGAGGTATGGGGGTATATATTTATATATACTACATAGCTTTAAGAGAGATGTTGTTATGGACCCAACCAATCCAATCCTAGTCCTTCCGAAGAAGAATTACTGCCCAAGGTGTCCTCTCTCTCAAGTTTGATCTATATAGCTGCTAAACCCTAGCACGGTTACCACCTATACCCCTAACCTACCTCTTATGTTGTATCTTATCAGATTTGTTTCTTATATTTAATATAGAACCTTTTAGGTAATTTTCCAACTACCCCCAGTTTTTTTTCCGGAAAATTTTTCGTTATAGGTTAAGTATATATTTATATAAGATGAAAAAGCTAAATAGCGATGATCTTTTCAATATATTTTCCATAGGAGATGAAGAGATTTACAAAGAACACAAGATAGAGGATATGATGGATAATACCTTCATACTTTTTGGCATGGTTGTCAGAGGTGTGGAGAATTACTTCATTATAGACAAAATGTATGCCAATAGATATCAGGAAAGGTATGGCTCCGTAAGAGAAAATATAAAGCTAAAGTACTTTAACGGCCTTGTAAATTACCTTGAGAGGGTTAAGGATATAAAGGCAGATACAGTAGAAGAGCTAAAGGATGAATTTGGTCCCCAGGCCATTAAATATGCTTTAGAAGAAATGCTTGAATTCTACAAAGAATTAGAGATGTACGAGAAATGTGCAATTATTTTTAAGTTTTATGAACTTTTCTTTAAGAAATAGTTGCTATAACCAATCTTTCTTCTTATATTTAGGTATAGAAATCAATTAAAAATAAAGGTTATGTTAGTATCTATTTTAAACACAATTTTTTCGGTACCGTATTTAGTGGTAGGTGTGCTTATAGCAGCCTTGCTAGATATAGCAATTCACTACACAAAGGCTACTACCCGGTTTACTTTACTTGAAATATGGGGATGTGTGATGTGTTGGCCTGCAGTTCTTGTACTTCTGTTTTTTGCATTTATTTTCGGACAAAAAGAGTAAATTATGTATAAAGATAAAATTAGTATGGCAGAGGCCATGTCCTTGGAATTAGTAGGAGAGATTACAATTGTTGATTCTTCACCAGAATCTGTTTTGGCTTACCCTAAAGTTGGTAAGAAATGGAAAGAAGCATTTATTGCTTTACAATCCAAATACAGACATGTATCTCCAGAAAAACTCCTTACCTTTCTATCGGCAAAATATCTTATAGAGGTATCTGAAGGCATAGTAGATAAAGATACCAATACCTATTCCTGGAGATATTTCCATGGTATAGAGAATTCTAAGATAAAAGAGAAGTCTACAGACGATATCGAGTATGTTTACGTTCTGGTTAATCCCGGGTATACTTCCTTGGTTAAGATAGGAATGACCATTCATGACGTTCCTAGGAGAGTCACGGCAATAAACGCTACAGCCACGGTTGAGGAATGGGTTCCGAAATTTGCTTTACCTTTGAAAAAGGGTACGGCTATGAGAGTAGAAAAAGCTGTTCATAAGCATTTTAGTTCCGTTAGGGTTTCTTCCGATAAAGGCGGTTCTAGAGAGTTTTTTAAAGTTACTCCTTTTGAGGCTTTTGATAAGATTCGTGAGGTAGGAGCATTGTTTACTGTAGGGGAATGTATAATTTATTAGAATATATAAGAAATCTTGCGAACTTAACAGGTGTCTGGGGAGGATATATAAAAATCTTGCGCGGCGATTCTTCGAAAATAACTTATAAAATAGTTGCCCCTTCCCTTTTTTCTTCGTATATTTAGGTACAATCAAAAAATAGTGTTATGAAACAGTTGAAAAATTTATTTCTTTTATTACTTTCTTTATTCGTTTTTAGTTGTTCTACTCCTGAAATTGAGCCTGATGTATGTTTAAATGGTAATTGCGGTGCTGAATTTTGGGTAGATACTCAAGGTCATCCTGGAACTTACCAAGACGGGCAAGGAGTTTGGCATATAAAACACGCTGGATTGAATTATTTTACTGTAAAAGGTACTGTAAATGAGTTAGATCCTCACTATGTTATCAATGGGATTCCACTGGTAAGTGTAGGTTTTGATTCTAATTTCTTCTATACACCGGGGAATGTAATATGGACTTACCCTGTTTATTCCTACTTAGGGTTATGGTCTAGTAATCAAATGAACACACCTATCCCTGTCGGAACTCAGACTTACACCTTTCCACAGCTTATAGGGCAGACAAATATAATGAACCTAACAGGATATACAATTCAACGCAATCCCAATGTAAATGTGAATCACCCAGCATATAAGACGTATTTCGCTACTTACAGTAAATATACTTACAGACCTCAGCAGTCTATGACGTTTTTTACAGACTTTATAGGTAGAACAGCAACAATCTATATAGAGGTAACTCTAGGAGAAAACAAGAAAACAGTATTAAAAGAGCTAAAAGTAATGTTCGAACTGTAAGAGTTGTTTCCCAAAAAAAAAGTTCATACCTTACCCCTATATGGATTTATAAAGTATAAAGAAGTATTAATAAATTAAAAATAAAAAAATGAGAAACAAAGACTTGTTTACACAGAAATTAGAGAGATTTGAATCCGAAGTAAAGAAAATAGGGTATCATATTCATCGTAACGAGCAATCAGAAGCGTATGAAAAGGTACAGGAATTACTAGAAAAGATAGGGGATCTTAGAACTTTATTAAATACAGAATCTCAAGACTAATGAATCTTTCGGCAGAACAAATAGAAAAGAATTGGGAGAAGCATCTTAAAATTGTAGATACTTTTATAACAGGTGACCGTAGGGATAAGTTAAAAGCTCTTTACCTAGACCTATCCGATGAAATGATTATGGCTCCTGCCTCCGGAAAGACTTTCTACCATAATGCTTTCCCGGGAGGGTATATTGACCACGTTAACCGTGTTGTTCATTGTGCTTTAAAAACGAAAGCACTATGGGAAGAAATGGGTACTTCTATAGACTTTACCGATGAAGAGTTAGTTTTTGCTGCTCTTAATCATGATTTAGGTAAAATAGGTTCTAAAGGAAAACCTAATTATATTCAACAAACAGATAAATGGAGACAAGATAAATTAAATGAAATGTATACTCCTAATAAGGATTTAACCTTCATGCTTATACAAGACCGTTCTTTATTCACCCTGCAGCAATATGGTATAGCTTTAACTGAGAGAGAATTCTTAGCTATTAAATTACATGATGGATTATATGATGATGTAAACAAACCCTACTACATGTCTTTTAGTCCAGATGCTAAATTTAAAACTAATTTAGTGTATATTCTTCATAATGCAGATTTTTTAGCATCTAAAATAGAATACGATAATTGGAAACTCTCAGGAGGTTCTACAGAAAATAAAGCAGAGAAAACTAAAGCAAGTACAGGTAGAACAGTTAATGCTTCAGAAGGGTTAATGAATTTAGTAAAAAATATTTAAACAATGGAAATAGTATTATCAATTTTAGTATTAATTATTCTAGTTCTAACTTATGTGGTTTACAATTTAAACCGTAAAGTAATTAAACAGGAAGATGTGTTAGAGTACCAAGTTGACTATCTAAGAAAAGTTTCGTATCTTATTAGTGAATCAAAAATTTACGTTGAACAATTAGATGAGTCAGGAGCATTTAGATCAGATGATGAGGTAGGAGTTTTCTTTAATTTTATGAAAGAAATACAAGATACAATAAATGATTTCCGTCTCCCAGAAGAGTATGGCAAAACCACCAAATAAAGATAATTACTATTTCACACAAGAAACAGAGGATGCAATCGTAAGATATAACGCATCCTCTGATCCTGTTTTTAGAGATACGGTATTTAAGAAAGAGATATACCACCCACTTTACAAGCTAGCAGAGAATATTATACATACTTTTAAGTTTTATTACTTAGATGTAGATAGTATAGAGGATTTAAAGTTAGATGTAGTTAGTATGCTTGTAGAAGAAAAACTTCATAGATTTGACGCTACCAATGGCGCTAAAGCGTTTTCATACTTTCAAACAATAGTAAAGAGATGGCTTATAAATTATAATAATCGTAATTATAAGAAGTTAAAACAAGTAGGATCTTTTGAAGAAATGGAAGATTCTTACGAAACAGAAGGAGCACCAGATTCTGAAAGACGAATAGCCTTAGCATCTATAGTTAATTTTTTTATAGAAAGCAGTTACGACAGTATGGAGGAGCTTTTTCCTAAAGAACAAGATCAAAGAGTAGCAGACGCTATACTCACCCTATTTAGAACACGTCATGATTTAGAAATTTTTCGAAAGAAAGCTCTCTACATCTACATAAGAGAGATGACTGACTGTGAAACACCTACCCTCACCAAGGTTATATCTAAACTCAAAGAAGAATTTTATAAAATATACAAATCTTACCAAGATGCAGGATTTTCTATTCAATAAGATATAAACAGATATTTATATAATAAATAGACTATGGGATTAGATACAACAATATTCGGGAAAAAGACCGTTTCTGATGTTCTAAAAGAAATTTACGATAATTCTAAGAATAAAGAAAAACAAATCAACGCTCTTATCGGAGAGTTGAAACCTCTTGTTGAGAACATAGGAGATGCAACTTTAGTTGTTCCTATGATAAAAGAGTATTTAGAGGTTGGAGTAAAGAATGATGAACATCTTATTAAAATGGTAGCACTTGTTCAAAGACTAGAAGGTACAGCAAAAGGATCTGAAGCAGACTTCTTCAACCCAGAAGAGCTTGCAAAACTAATGGAACAGAGCGAAGAGCTTGGAAAGCAATTAGATAAAAAAGACGAAGAGTAATGGCAGTTAAGTCGCATTTTACACCCAGTAAAGGTTCTTCAGGAAGCTCTACAGGCGGTTCAGGAGCAGGGAATCAATACGGAAGAGTAGTTAGTACTATTTTATCTGCAAATGACCCTAACTGTAAAGATCCGTCCATGTTAAATGGAGTATACTATAGAGCTGCTAAAATCGCAGGTGATGAAAGTGAGATAGATACTCTACTATTTGCATACCAAGGAAGTGCGACAATAAGAGTTATTCCTATGGAAGGTGAGATGGTTCAAATAGAATCAGCTCCTGGAGCTAATAGCCAAGGAACAGTTGGTGCAACAGTCAAATACTGGACTAAAATAGTAAACGTTTGGAACTCCCCACATCATAATGCCTCTCCAGATACTAAACAAGTAGGGTGGCAAGACAGGTTAATAGGCGGAGCTAAAGAAGAAGCTAATATAAATCCACTACAAGCAGCACCGGGAGATACTTTAATAGAAGGTAGATTAGGACAGTCTATAAGGTTTGGAGGAAATAAAGGAGCAGAATCTACATTAATTGGAGATTCAAATAACGGAAGCCCTCTAATCATTATAAGTAACGGACAAATAGTTACAGATAACGGAATAGATCCTATAGAGGAGAATATAAATGATGATTTTAACTCACTGTATTTTACATCTAAACATGTAATACCTCTTAAATCTATTAATACAAAAAGAGATTCTTACGATGTACCGCCGATAACCTCAGATAAGTATTTAGGTAATCAAGTACTTTTAAACGGAGGAAGACTTTATTTTAATGCAAAAGAAGATAGTGCTTTTATTTCTGCTAAAGAATCCATAGGATTAAATGCAAGAACTTTAAATTTTGATGCAATAGACTATATGTGTGTAGATGCCAAGCAGATATACTTAGGGGTAAAAGCTAGAACAGCAAGAACAAAAGAGCCTGTAATCTTAGGAAGACAGTTAGAAAACTGGATGAATTCTCTATTAGATGCACTAAGCAGTGTAGCATCTGCATTATCATCAGCCGCTGCAGTAAGTGGAGGGCCGGTAACACAGTTAAATGCAGCAGGACCAGAACTACAAGCAGTTGTGAAGTCTTTACGAACTCAAATAAAACAATTTCAATCAAATAAAGTCTTCACAGAGTAATGGCAGATACAAAATTAACACCAGAACAATTACAAGTTCAAGCAACTGCTCTAAAAGAAGTAGCATACGAAAAACTCGCTAAAGCAGAAGAAGGTATAGAGAGAGCTAAGAAATTTGCAGCATCTCAAGGAAGACTTACTAAAGTATCTGCAGCATTAGAGAAAGCACAAGCAGCTCAAGCACAGTTTAACGAAACAAAAGCAAAATTTGAAGCGTACAAAGCTAAAGCAGAAGCTGCAGCTAAGAAAGCAAAAGAGCTTAAAAGAAAACTTGAAGAAACTAAAGCACTATTAAAAGCAGCAGGACCTTCTGCAAAAGGAATTGCAGGAGTAATTGCAGTACAGATAGGGGGAATGAGAGGAAAACTTATTGCTCAAATACAGCAAAGAGTATTAGAGTCACTAAGTAAGTTTGTGAATGAATGTCCAAATGCAAAAGAACTTCAAAAGATTATAAAAATTAAAAATAATCTCTCAAAAAATATAGGAGCTTTTCAAAAAAGAGCACAGAAGTTTAAGAGTACAGCAGGACAATTAGTAAGAATAGCAAGTACAGTTAGAGTAGCTATTACTGTTATTAAAAACATTCCAACCCCGACAGCAATTATACCTCCAGGAAGTCCAGGAGGATTAGGGGTTCCTATGAATATCCTTAATAGATACTCAGATAAGTTAATACAATTAGATAAACTTGTAGAAAAGTATACAAATGAAGGTACAGCAATACTTTCAACAGTAGAAGGGATAATACCGCCTATTGAT